TCTGGCTCGGCGTCTTTAGCTGCACCTTGGGCATGTCGATGGTCACGACATTGCCTGCATTGGTTCCATGAACCAGTTGCAAGGCATCAAGGGTTGCGTTCTTGGAAGCCGCATAAAAGTTCCTGGTGGAAATCGCTGGTTCTTCAAAGGTCGCGGAACCGCTCATCTTGCGATCCGAGAACTTCACTTCCTCGGAATTGACGCGGTCGCGATGATTGATGGTATTGCCAAGATTGAGGGTAAACGCGGTCATCACGGCGGCAAAGCCATGCAAAGTGAATGTCGGTGTATTGGCGTTATTGACCGGCAGCGCGGGAATAAAAGCCGAAAAATCACTTGTTGGTAGCGCTGCCGATGACGGCTCTGTCCAGAGCCCGGTAAAGCTGAATTTGAACACCGGCAGGGCATTGGAATTCAGCTCGGCGGTGACATTGCCCCGCGCCCCGATCAGCTTAAACAGGTTGCCGTCGCGATGAAAATAGATCGATGCCGACTCTTCGTCTTCTGACACAGGGTTGTACGCAACACTCACCCCGGCATCGATGATCTCTGCCATTGCGCAGGCGCGCAATAACGGGCCAAAACCCGGTGCTGTTCCCGCCGCCCCGGAACCGGCGATTTCGACCGTAAATTCACACGTCACATGCGACCCAACCGGGATCGACGGGCTGGAGCCCAGCGTTTCACGCATCAAGCCACGATCCAGCTCGTCCCCGGCCAGCGGCGTAACTGTGGCTTCCGAAATCTGAATCGCATTGGCCGCCCCGGTCGGGCTTGCATCCGTGCCATAGGTGGTTTCCAGCTTGGCCAGAATAACTGTCTTGCGCCATTTGAGGCTCATGGGGTGTTACTCCTTGTCCTTTGCAGGCTTTGCTACCGGCCTGGGTTTCTCGCTTTTGACCTGCTTGCCCATATGTTCGATGCGCGTCACAGCGCCGGTTTTGCTGTCTTTTTCGTAACGCCCACCCTTCATGGTCAGGCCTCCTTTGCGCGCCATTGAGTTGCGGTGGCATAAACGTCCTGCCACCACACAATGCCGTTGGTAAAATCAAGCAAATCGCCTTGCACGAATGTGATCGGGTCGTAATCGGGCGTCGGTTGCCAGCCATGCAGGGCGGCTTTAATCGCATCGCGAACAGCACGGATTTCGGCTTCGGCCTTGTCACCATGCCGGTCATTGCGGGATGTCAAACCAAGGATGACCCCGAATTGTTCGTTTACCGCCTGGCGCACGGCACCGACGGCGACATTGTTACCTTTGGCACTTTCACGAACCGGCACCACAAAGGCGCAAGGGGCTTGCGGGGCCGATTTCAGTTTGGCGTAATCGAGCGCCCCGCCCAGGGTTCGCAGCACGGTGCGGTCGGTTTGCGATTTTAACCGCGTGATGACTTCGCTCATGATCATGAAATCAGCCCCGTAATGTGGTCGCGTAGAATGTCGCGGATTTCGCTCTGGTCATCCTCATTGATGCCCAAAAACGGGCGCGGCGGGATCGTGACCGACTGTTTGACAACCCAGCGATTGCCGATTTTAAACCGTAACCCGCGTGCTGTTTTCGCGCGGATGGTTGCACCAAACTGATGGGTCGGCGCGTAAATCTTGTTTGATCCCCATTCCGCACTGGTGGCGTCAAAGCGCGATGAAATGCTGTTTCGCAATTGCGCGCTATCGGTCAGGGTCTGGCCGTTTTCCTCGGTGGCGCGAAGCGATGGCCGCCAGGGGCTACCATCTGGTCCGGTTTCGGTTTCAAAGCGATGCAGGGTGGATGTTTCGCCTGCCTGGGCAATTTCCGCCATGGCAGGCGAAAGGTCCGCGCCGCGTCGAACCAGTTCGCCCAGCGCACGGGCAACAGTTTCGTCATCAAATTCAAGGGTGAAGCGCATACCGGCCATCACAGCCCCCGCAACTGATCAAAGCTGAAAACGGAGGCCGGTTTATAGGATTGCGCCGCTGCCGGGCGCACCGTCATGCCCTGGTCAAGTTGTGCCTGACCGGAAGAGAGCGCACGCAGCTGGTTTCGTGCCCAGTTGGCACGTTTTTCAACCGTTTCCGTCAGTTCGTTGTCATAGAGAAAATATCGCGCCAGTTCGCAGGTCATGTCCGTGATCAGGGTCGGAACGGGATTAAGCGGCAGCGCATAGCGCGATGCCAGGGCGGCATTAATTTCGGCCTCCGCCGAGGTTAGCGCGGTCGTGATGGCCGTGCCGTCAATCAGGCCGGTTGGCGGGGTGGCGCGATCCGTCAGGTCGATCAACTCGCGTTCGCCAAAACGTTCTGTCATTGCGGTTAAATCGGCATAGGCCATGTCATTACCTCAATTTGGAAAAAGGGCCGACCAGCACGGGGGAGGCGTCGCGCCGGTCGGCAGTTCGGGATCAGTCAGCAGATCAGGAGGTTTGTTGCTTTTGAAACTGATCCCATGCCTGGTCACGCAGGGCGGCAGATACCGGGAAGTCGATACCTTCGACGGCTTCGACGGCCTCGGTTTTCGGTTTGCCGGAACCGGTGAATAGTTCGGTTTTGGCCGGGTCGATCTTGCCGATGGCCTCGACCACCCGATCAAGCGGACTTGGTTGCTCGCCTTCGCCTTCGGCACCGGCCTGTTCCGATGCAAGAGCCTGTAGCGTTTCCTGGAGTTTGACGGCGGTATTGGCCACGGCAGCGAAATCCGTCTGCTCGGTATCGGCGGATTTAGCACCGATAAAACCGCTCCGGATCAGGGGGGCTGCCTGTTCGGCGGTCATATCAACCTTGCCGCCGGGTTTGTATTTTTTGCCGTCATGGTCAACGGCGATTAAAACCGGATATTCCATTGGGAAATTCCTTTCGTTTTACCGGCTTAAACGACGTTGGACAGCAGGAACCCAGCGTGATTTGCCACAATCAGTTCCTTGACTTCTTCCCCCGAGCGGATCAGTTCACCGCCACGAAGGCCCATCTGTGCCGCAATCGATCCGGCGACTTTTGTGCCGTATTCTGCGGTCATGCCAAAGGTGATCCCGCCTGTGGTATCCGCACTTTCGTCAATGAACTGACCGGCAAGGATGTTGCCCCAGGCGCGTTCCATCACCGGCGTCTGACCCGGCTTGGTGGTGTTAACCCGTGATGCACCAATATGGATTTTCTGTACTTCATACAGTTCGGCGACAGCTTCCTTGGCCGCCGCCCCGGCATCGCCGGAGTTGCGGTTGGTCGCCTTGACGATTTTCGGGTGCTGGCGCAGGGCTGACCAGGCGACCTGCCCAATGGTAAGCTGGTTGGGCCGGACCAGACAGGCATCAAGCATGTCCGAGACTTCCTTGATCGGGTCGGAGCTTGTATCGGTGAACATCGAAGCGCCCGAAAGTGCTTTGACCAAACCCGCCGGATAGTTGGCAGGACTGGAAATCAGGTTGGCAACCCGCACTTCACGACCAAGCATAACAATATTGGTGGCGCGTTCCGTCGCACGGTCACGCGGGTTGTACCCGGCCTTTTCGGCTTCTTCGATGGTGGGCTGATCAAGCGGTATGTCGATGCCGAAATCCTCGACCTCGTCATTTTCTTTGGTGCCTTCGATCTCGACCCGGTTCGGGGCAGAACGACGCCCGACGCGGGTATCAGGAACCGAATAACCCTCGGCAAGATCGTATTTCTGCCACGAGAATTTACGGGCCGGAACCTTGATGCGCGGCAAAACCTGATCAGCGATCAGGGCGTAGGTCGGATTGCTGTACGCAATCGCGATGGCGGTCAGGATCGGATCGACCTGAAACTGTCCGGTAGTCATAAAATAAAACTCCTGAATACGGGGGGATCAATCAGCCCTGAAGGCTTGACGGAATGACGTGCACCTTGCCGATCACACCAATCGCGCCATCTTCCATCGCGGTGCCGACAATGCGGACATTGGCCCCGGCGGCAGGGGCCGCGATAACAGCGCGGCCTTGCGCGTCGCTGGTCAAAAGGTCGCCAAATTCAACATCCCCGCCATATTCGATGTCGCGGATGTCATCCATGCACACATCGATGCGCTTGTCGGCGGCATCGACACCGGCAACGCCGGTGCAACCAATGATCCTGTCGGTCGCTGCCGTGGCCTGTTTGACCACACCGCTTGATGCACCCGCCGCAACGATGCGGTATTTGGCAATCGCCCCCGCACTGGTGAAATTTTTGATCAGACCCAAATTCATGATCAGGCCCCTTTCTGGAGTTTGCGCACGGCCTGCCCATAACCGACCGTAATGCCTTTCGAAGCCTGTTCGGCGACATGAGCACGGGCCGCATCGGCAAGGACGGCAGGATCGGAAAAATCAATCGTATTGCCCGGTACATCAGCGGAATGTTCGCCAAAATCGACAATCTTGGGCACAGACGAGAGAACCGCCTTGAGAGCATCAACCGGACGGGCCGGTTTGCTGCCTTCACCAAAGCTGATTTCACCTTCACCATGCACCGAAAGATGCGTGACCAGGGAAACCACTGCGTCTTTCTGCGCAGGGATCAATTTGCCCTCCTTGATCAGGTTGTCGGCGAAGTTGATGGCTGCGGTACTCGCCTGTTTCTCTGCAAATACAGCTTCGGCAGCTGCGAGCGCTGTTTCTCGCTGTTTAATGGCTTCGATTTCCTTGGGGTCCACCTTGTCCTCCTTCGGCGGGTTGGGATCGGGTACGGGTTTGGGGGCTGGATCGGCTGCCGGGTCCGCAAACATCGGTTGATTGACGGTTTCGGGATCGGGCTGTGCGGCCTGATCTGCGGCCCATTGGACGTCCCAGCCTGGCAGGGCTTTGTCTGCCTCTTCCTGGCCGAATTTGCCGAGTATCCAGTCACGCAAACCCCGGAACATTCCAGCCACGTTGCGTGGGTCGAGATCGGCGAATTCCAGCGTGACAATGCCGTCTTCGGCTTCGTCAGCGAATTCGATGGCTTTCAGCCCTTTGACCGCAGGGGCCATCGCACCGAGAAAACCGACATGACGCAGATAGTAATGACCGGGTTTGGGATTATTCGGCGCGTCGGGTTGATAGAACGACGCGGAGATTTTCTTGAAGGCCCCGGTTTCAACCATTTCGGCGAATTCCGGATTGACTTGCTGCGGGATTGCGACAAGCCCACCATCGGCATATTCAAGCGACTTGACCCAACCATAAGCAGGGTTGTTGTGCTTGGGATGACCGATAACCAGAGG